CCTAACTGCACCAGTGACGCGATTACATTGCGTGTTTTGTCTCTGCCCCAATCCATTCGGTTCTGGATTTCCTTGTGCCGGACAATCCAGTCTTGTGGCTTCGACAGCAAGTAACACATCAGTGCCAAGGCATCAGACTTCAGTAGTTCATCATTCAGCAGGTCATTCGGCAACACCGTGAAATTTTCGGTTAAGTGCCGCCTGATTATTAGTTCGTCTTTGCTCATAAAATCCCCCTACTTTAAGGCCTTATGCATATAATCAATATCCCTTAATATCTTGTTTTTGGTATCTGGATAGTTATCAAAGTAACTAAGAAGCCCTAACTGCTTTTTACGAATTTCATTTTTAACATCTTGAATGATATCAATAAGTTCATCCGTGCCATCCACTTGAGACCCTTCAAGCAAATCTTTTTTCATGCGTTGCAATGCCTGTATGATGACGTGGGTATGGTATATATCTAGCTTTACAGAGAGTTTTTTGTGTTTGTCATTCTCTGCGCTCTTCTCATACCACTCAACGTATCCCCTCCCATCAAAATCCGGTGCCGACCAATCAAAATACTTGATTACCAACGCCACCGCATCTTTCACCTCTCTGATGTCACTGGGGTCTACATCCTCTTGCATCACTTCAGTGATGAAATCGTCCTCCAAGAGATAGCGTAAGCGTTGCAAGCACAAATCGTCTAACGCATCATCTAAGTCATGCCCTCGTAAAATAAAAAATGGTGGTTCCATTATGCCTTCCTTAAATGTTGAATAGAACATTAGCAGTTTAACAAAGCTGCGTGTTGTCAGTTATTTGACAGTCACCTAACTAGGTCTGTCACCTTAATCAAAACACCACGGCTGGTATTGCTATCGCCGCCCTTTACAATGCCGCTTTTGCGGTACTGTTCCCTAGCCAACTCTTTCAGCACATCGGTCGGCACTATCACAACCCGATGTTCGGTCAGCACAAAAGCCCAATATTCTGCCATGCTGGTTGATATGCCGGATGGTCTGCCACGGCTCTCAAACTCTATGAACACGTTGCCAGTACGGTCAGCCATATAGTCACGCTTCACCTCAATAGTCGAATCAGTGAACAGCGTTCCAAGCCATTTCTCATGTATCTGGCCTAGCTTCAAGTCGTATTTGAAATCGTTGTTGTATTCCATCATTGCCCCCTAAACTCATAGTCCTGATTATCGGATGTCTTTATCTTGTGGCAGTTTGCGCATAGCAGTTGATACACCGTCTTCGGGTCATCACCAGCCTTCACCATAGCGTTAATCGTGTTGGTGTTCTGCTGACCGTTCATCTTGACCTTGCCATTAGTGACCCACTGTATCGGCGTCACATGGTCAAACTCAAGCACCCGGTAGTCGCTGTTGCCGCACTCAATGCAACATCCACCCAGAGCATCTATCGCCAACCCTCTTAGCTTTACCCTTGACCGCCGTTGTACTTCCCGGCGTTGTTCCCTTGTGTACGCCATCACGCCCAGCTTTCCCTGACCAACATGCACCACGTTTCAAAGCTAATCGTTGCCAAGTCATCCTTGCCAGCAAAGTCAGCGTTGATGCTGGATAGGCGCACAACACAACGTATCGGGTGACGGTCATACTTGTAGATAAGCACAGGCTCAGTGCCGGATGCGTCAGCCGCCGTTTCAACTTGCTCCCACCATTCTTGCTTATGTATCACGCCGTGAGCATACCGCTTGGCCTCGATGGTCCAGCCGTCAATGCCTACCAAGTCACCGTGTTCTGCGGCTCTGTATTGTTCGATGTCTCTTTTCACACCGTCAATACCTAGTTCGTCCATACACATCCGTGCCAGCTCTCTCTCGAAATTTGCTCCTTTTCTGCGTCCGTTGGTCATTCACCATTCCCCCGGTAATGCCCCATATCAACGCCGCCCAATAGCTGGCCTTCAGCTAGTGAACGCTTGCTGTATTGACCGTGCTTGTCGGCATCACCCGCCGCCGCCGGGTCATCTTCAAAGTTAGGGCAACCCATATTCAGCAACCGCAACTTTTCAAACTCAGTCGCGTGGTCAATAGTCTTCATGTACTGATTCTTGTGAATGAATGGTGGCTTCTTAAACATCAAACTCTCCACACCAATCTTTCAGACCGACCTTGCCGCCTGACCATTTATACAACTCCATCATCTTTTGTCCCGATGGTGGTGTCCGATGATAAATCCAGTTATTAACTGACGCTCTTGTGACATTCATAATCCTTGCTAGTTCGGACTGTGTAACACCCCGCATCATCATATATTCTGCCAGTTTCAACGATATCTCCTACAAATAGAAATTAACAATATGTCAATCTGTATAAAATTATTGTTGACAGGTCAAACACTATTTCGTAACAAAGGGTATCAGGTCAATCACGACCCCCAGAGGAGTTAGGGAAAATGGACTTATTAGAAAAGATGAAATCGGTAGGTGTCTACCATTTCTCACCAAGCCAGTTGAACCGCCCATTGGCGAACTGGATGTTTGAATATGTTTACCTGTCAAAAGAGAAACGCCGCGAGATAGTCGTTGGCGAGAACGCCGCATTTGGTACTGCCGTTCACACAGTCATACAAGCTGTTGTGTGTCACGGTCAGGATATCAATGAGTCGACCGAAGAGGCTATGACAGGTTATGACTTTCACCCAGCGAACTTTTCCGATGACAAGCGTGACAAGTTCCGTGAACTGATACCAGCCGCCGCTAGTGTAGGCATCGACCTACTATCTCCCTTGTTTGCTGGCGCTCAAGAAGAGCGCAAAATCGAGCTTATGCTGGACGGTGTGCTGGTGCCTGTGATGGGTTATGTAGATTTGTTCAAGGACGGTCTGCTGGCTGAAATCAAAACAAAGGCACCACGTCAGGGTATGGTTAAGAAGGATGGCACTAGAAGCTGGGCAAAGGCATCACTGCCTAAAGAGCCACAGTGGGAGCATGTGTTGCAAGCCGCCGTGTACTGGAAGGCTACAGGTGCCACACCAAACATTGCATATGTATCGGCAGAGGATGGCGTCATCTTCAGTCCTGATAATTGCGACAAGATGTCGCAGGATATTCTTGATTTTGCCATAGAGGAAATCCGGCGTAAGGCTATTACGCGGCAGAACCTGCTGGCAGTAAGCACCGACCCGAAGGTGCTGGCTGGCCTGATGGAGCCAGACTTCAACCATCCATTCTATTGGGGACATCAATTTGTAAATGACGCAAAGGAGTTGTGGAGCAATGTCTAACGTATGGGAAACACTGAGCAAGATTGATTGCTCTAAGCATGTCGAAAAGAAAAACGGTTTTACTTATCTGTCATGGGCGTGGGCTTGGACTATTCTCAAGCAGAACTACCCGACAGCACAGGTAACTAAGCATCTGTTCCAGATTAATGGCAACCAACTGCCATACATGCTGGATGCCGATGGTAACACATATGTTACCGTTACCGTCAAGATTATGCCGGAAGGTGATGCCAGCAGCATCTCCGCTCTGGAATCAGCTACAGAGATTATGCCTGTACTGAATCACGCTAATCGTCCAATCAAGAACCCTAACAGCTTTGAGGTGAACACTGCCTTGCAACGCTGTATGGTCAAGGCAATCGCCTTGCTTGGTCTTGGTTGCTACATTTACGCTGGCGAGGATTTGCCAGCAACATCTGACGCTGGGGGTGGGGACAGCTCTCCACGGAAACCAGCAACGGGGCGCACCTCACCATCAAACTTTTCCGAAACAAGTGATGTAACTCCATCTAGCGGTGGTGGGGTGCAAATGCCCAAAAAGATTGCGTCTCCTCTTACAATGGAACAGGAGATTGCGATAGCGCCGGACTTAGATTCGCTGAAGAAACTTTACACGCGACTAGGGCCAGCGGCGAAAGACCATAACCATCTATTCACTAAACGTAAAAAGGAGTTAGAAGCCAATGGCTGATTACGACAACAATATGCGGGGCGTACTGTTCCCGAATGACAAGGGTGACAACCCAAAGCGTCCTGACATGACAGGCAATCTTGAAATCGAGGGTATCAAATACAGGGTGTCTGCTTGGCAAAAAACCAGCCAAAAAGGGACTGATTTTCTGTCGTTCGTAGTTGAAGAGGACGATGGCACCCGCCGGGCGGCACCGATGCAAAATGGTGCCAATAATGAGCCATTAAATGACAGTATCCCCTTTTAAGATAACTGTAGTACCTGACGGCCTCATCATCGAAACAGGTGATGAGGTCTATCACATCGTCATGGACAGTGAGGAAATGATGATGCTGTCAACGCAAATCGTGTTGATGCTGACACAGGAAAACCGCGACAAAAGCAAGATGAATGGTTCTGGACATGTGGCCGGGCATTAAACGCAACAAGACCGTCAAGGTAAAGCGTACGGTTAGACCGGGTACATGCAGTTTTTGTGGCAAGGGATTTGATTGGAACATAGACCCCGGCATTGTGAATGGGGCAAAAAAGGAGTTTTGTGGACATGAATGTTTTCGGAAAAATATTGAGCAAGTTGTTCGGCACGACTACGGCGCGGACTTTGACAGCCTCTGATATTGAGGCACCAGCGCATCACTGCCTACCAGCTATGGAGCGCATTATACGCGCTACATGCACGGTGACAGGCGTTACTAGGAACGAGTTACTATCGGCTCGTAGGCCAGCCAAGTTCGTACATGCGCGGCATATCGCTATGTATCTGGCTCGTGAGTATACGACACTCAGCTTTCCTCAGATTGGCCGTGCAATGAACAAAGACCACACAACGGTCTATTATGTGGCTAATAAGCTGGCGAATCGTAGCCGTGGTGCCACGATGATGAACCGTGACATTGCTGCTATTAAGAAGGCGGCTGGCTTAGATGGCTGACGATTACGTCAATCATCCACCCCATTATAAGCAGGGTGACATTGAGTGCATTGATGCTATAAAGGCTGCGCTTGGAGATGGCTACACATACTATCTCCAAGGTAGTATCATCAAATATATCTGGCGGTTTGAGCATAAGGAAAATCCTGTGCAAGACCTACAGAAATCAGCATGGTACTTGGACAGGCTTATAGTGGAGATGCAGAAATATGGCGAGGACTAGGCACGTTGCTGTCAAGTCTATTGGTCAAACTGTAGCCGGACAAATCGGAGAACACATAGCCGCCGCCGCAATCTTGCAACAAGGCTGGGGCGTGGCTATGGCTAGTCAGGATTCAGTTGACCTTGTGGCTTGGAACAAGGACACCGGGCAGAGACTTCTCATACAGGTTAAGTCTGCACAAATTAGCAGAAACAGCCGAAACAAATTAGAGTTCCAACTTAGTCTTGGCGGAAATAAACGCTTACCAACTCGCTATGATTTTGACATAATGGTTCTCGTTTCAAGCGAACAAAGGGCATGTTACTTCTTACCTGTAACATCCATCAAACAGAAAAAAATGAATCGCGGCATTGCGTTCTTTGAGAACCAAGAGCTAGAAGCGGATTCGTGGCAAAAAGCAATAGAGGAATTGTATTATGAACCTACCCAACAGAAGACCTTGCGTAACTACAGACATCGGAGCCGGACTAGCAGTGACGGTTAGTTTCCACCCAAACACAGGCGAGGCAGTTGAGGTATTTATGACTGGCCGTGGTAAGGCCAGCGACAACACATTGACCGAAGCGTTGTACCAGCTAGGTGTAACGGCTTCTAAGCTGATGCAGGGCGAACATGATGAGGTTGAAGCAGTAGCATGAACCTAGACGTACTCAGGGAAGAAATCACGGCTGATGAAGGCTGTAAGTACGAGAT